TGCCAGATGCACCTTCAAAGGGCTCTGCTCTATCTTCATAGTTCATGCCAAGTAATTCTAGACCACCTTTGTATTGATCTTCCCACTCTTTACGAGAGTTTATATCTTCTTGTATTTCATTAACAAGTTCTGATGATATTCTACCTAATTCTGCGTCATCAATAAATTCTGCAAGATTTGCATTGAAAGGCACTTGTACTGGAGCGATCTGTTCTTCCATTTCGCCAATAACAACAGATCCATCGTCCATTTCTGTTATATTAGGAGCGATTTCTTGCTCTTCTATTTCGATAGCTGTAACACCTTGTGGTGCTTCAACATTCTCTACTCCATTTACCTTTTCAATAGCCATGATACTACCTTACTTTAAATTTGCCTCCAGCTCTCGAAATGCCCATACCCTTACAGACACCGCCACCTGAACCCATTTTAACTGGTCCACCGTCTTCGAATCTTTCTGCTAAAGCAGGGTCCATTTTCTTTTGCACCTCCTCTGGTAATTTAGAAAAACCTTTAAATTTTGCAGGAACTGCTTCGCCACCTTCTTTTTTAGATGTAATAGGTATATCATCAATCATTATAATCTTTTGTCCTTTCGCTAATGGTTTTCCTGATTGTGCTGGAACTCCTTTTTTAGAAATTTTAGCTTTAATAGATTTGCCCTTTGTGACACCTCCACCGTCTTTCATTTCTTTAGCTTTAACTTTTTCAATAGCCTCTGCTAAACCACCATCTTTAAACCTAGACTTCCCTCTTGATTTTAATAATTCTTTAAATAACCCAGTTCCTGGTTTATAACCCATTTCTTCCATTTTATCTCTTAATTCTCTAGGACCCATTTTGCCTAATAAATTAAAAGCCTTTGCAAAAGCAGTATCAACAGCTCTTCCGTGCATAACTCTTTTCGTCATATTATTCTCCTGTTTCTGGGTTAATTATTATTGATCTAGTCATATCTACAACTCCACCATCTTTCATCATCTTGGGCATTATCATGTTTTTTTCTATCTTCATCCCTTTTGGATCTGTGATACTTGCACTTTGTATCGATATCTTTATAGGCTTAGTCCTAACCTTTCTTGCTTTGCCTGCACCCTTTTTGAACTTTGCAGTTATCTGTGCAGTTTCTCTTCTTCTTTTATCACCAAAAGGATCAGCAGACTTTATCGACACTATCTCATACCTTTAAATTTACCACCACGACCACCGATGACACCACCCATGTTCATTTTTTTAACAGGTCCACCATCCATCATGTTAACAGGTTCTGATTTAGTCATGTCCATGACCTCACCACCCATTTCTTTTTTCTGTATTTTTTTCTTCATTGTCTCAGCGAGTTTTTGTAATTCTTTATCAAAGGGCAGATCAACTTCTCGAACCTTTGTTAAATCTGATACTTTTAAATTTTTTAAAGCTTTTTGCATATTCTTTTCAAGTTGTCCTGGCATTAGTAATACTCCATTTTTCTTCTATAAACTGGTTCTTGTTCATCGTCATCAGGAGTAGTGATAAAACCACCCTGTCTAAATCTTAGTATAGCCTGTGTCATCGAATCTGCCAAGTCATCAAAATCTCCGTGAGGAAAACTGGCACACTCCTCAACAACCTCCTCTGCAAAATTAGCATCTGGTCTCCAAACCATACCACTTTCAAACACAGGCGCACAAGCGTTCATTCTTGCAAACTTGTCTGCACCTTTGCTCGGTGTGAACGGAGTCACAGGTATTCCCATGCGTCTAAGCTCCTGTGTTAATGGTGTACCACTTGCTTTTTGCTCTATTAAAATCATGTCAGGATCATATGCTTCGCACAACTCATGTGCTTTTTCTTTAAGTTCTGGAAAGTCCCATCTGCCTTTTTCTGCATCAAGCAAGATGATGGCATCTCCTTCTCCTTCAACAGGTGTAAAGATACCCCAAGTAGTAATAGCACTATAATCAGAACGCTCAGTCTTCGTGAAAGCTGTGTCATATGACTGTATGATGTAGGAACACACAGGCGGCTCAGAACGATCCCAAACATTCCACCACTCCCTTTTTATTATTGCACCCTCTTCAGCAGTAGGGTTTTGCATATACTGCGAGTTCCATTTTGACACAGGTATGGAAGATTTAACAGCCTCTAGTTCTTCTTTAGACCAATATTCTTCCCATAATACATTACCAGTATCAGGAAATATGGCAGGAAACTCCACGACATCCCACCTGTCAGCACCACCTTCTGTCTGTTTCTGCAACACTCTTGCAGTCAAATCCTTAATACCCCAACGTGTCATCACAATAATGATAGATCCGCCTGGTTGTAGTCTCTGTCTAGGTCCTGATGTGTACCAGTCATAAATACTGTCCAAAGCAGTCGGACTCAAGGCATCTTGCTCTGATACTGGATCATCAATGATAAGTAGATCAGCACCTCTTCCTGCTAATGCACCTCCAACACCAACAGCATAATATTCACCACTTTTGTTCGTAGACCATCTACCTGCAGCTTTTGCATCTGTTGCAAGTTTTACGTCAGGAAATATGTCTCTGAAATCCTCACTATCAATGAGATTCTTGACTTTACGACCAAATCCTACTGCAAGCTCTGCCGTGTGTGTTGCTTGTATTATCTTTAAATCTGGTCTTTTACCCATGAGCCATGCAGGAAATAAGTAACTTGCAAACTCAGATTTAGTATGTCTTGGTGGCATATTGACAATCAGACGTTTAATTTTACCATCTGCAACTGCCTGTAGCTTTTCTCCATAGATCTTGTGATGTTTGCCTTCGATAAAACCAGACCATATCTTCTTAACAAAACGTAAAAAATCATCTTGAGATTCAGATCTGTCCTCAAGTTTCTTGAGTCGTTTAAGCAAAGGAGCTACTTTTTGTAACTCCTCATCGCTCAAAAACTCAGCATATTGTAAATTGGTCATGCTACCTTAGTTAAAAAATTATCCACAGCATTAATTACTCCACCATCTTGCATTCTTCTTGGTGACGGCACTCCTGTAATTCTGGCTATTAAATCATTTAAACTACCACTTTCAAAACCTACTGGTGTAAAGCTTGCAGTAGATTCTCTAAATGGAGACTCAACTACTACTGGTCTTTCAGCACGAGTCGGTGCTACAGAAGATCCAAATACGTTTGGAGGTGTATCTTTTTCTTCTTCTTTTTTATCTTCAGTGGTTTTCTTTAAAAATGTTGTTATTGGATCATCACCTTCATCATCTGGCTGAAACTGATCTAAATCACGACCTTCTATCAACTGACCAAACTCATTTTTAGCACCAATAATTCTGCCAGTATCTGGATCAACAACTGCATCTAATCCCTTGCTAACAATAGCGTCAAACAATCGTCTATCAAAGAATGACCCAGCTTTGTTAGCTAATGTTGCAATTAAGTTTGGAAACTCAGCATCACCAATCTTAAATGTTTCTTTAAAACGATCTGGTCGATTTAATATATCGGCTACTCTCTCTTGAGTTACATCACCTTGAATGTCACCGATTTCTAAGGGAGCTATTGGATCATCGCCCACGATTGATACATCAGGACCTCTTGATAAATTAGTTGTCCCTGTTGGTAAATTGGTGATTGTCTTTCCACCAAATATTTTGGCTGCATCAGGCACAGTAGCTCTTACACCAAAACGATCTTCAAATATATCGTCTTCGCCAGGCACAACGGCTTCTCTTGAATCAACAATGTCTAATGCAGGAGCAAAGTCATCTCCAACAAAATTTCTTGTATCTCTTGTGTCAATGTCAAATACTTGATCAGGAAGTCTATCTCTTCTTCCTGCTAATGTCTCTAATGCAGTATCAGGAACTCTGCTACCTAAATCAGCTCTAATTTCATTTATAGTTCTGTTGTTCCTAGCTATTCTGGCGGCTGTATTTTCAGGACTTATGTTTTGTGTTTCCGTGGCTAAATTAGCAACATCAGAACCAACTAGTCCAGATGTTAATGTAGGTGTATCAGTTTGTTGAAGATTTCTTTGCATCAAAGGAGTGCCAGAAACAGGACTGCCTGTTGTTAATATTGACGATAAATCACCATCCCTAGTTGCTTCGTATTGAGGTGTTCCAGGTGTTGTAGCTTGAATTAAATCTCTGAAACTAATATTAGCAGGTATTTCAACACCCTCTCTTATTGATCTATCAAAAGCCTTTTGTATATCATCTCTTTGATCTATTGGATCTAACGTGCCAAGCTGATTTACATCTGATGTAACTGGTACATTAGTTCCAAGCTGTTGTAGATTTAAATCACCTAGAATAGAAGCATCAGTGCCACTTTGTAATGTATTTAATACATCTGCTGTTTTTCCTGCACCTATCTCAGTTGTCATAACTGCTGGTGTTAATTTTGCTTGTACAGAAGGATCTGTAAAATCAACCTTTTCATCAGGACCTACACCTAGAGCATTACTTAAAACGTCAATCTTACCAGCTACCTCTTTTGCTGTGTTCTCACCTACAGGACTATATCTGTTTGCATATTCTCTTACAGTATCAACATTTCTTTTAGATCCATATGTGTTAGTTAAGGTGTTGATTGCATTCACACCAGATTGTAAATCGTCAAATATAGCAAAACCATCTCTTGTTCTACCAATCTCACCAGCAAAACCACCTCCAGCTCTTATGTTGCCAGGATTGTTTATGTTAGCACCTTTGCCTTGTCCAGTAACTAAATCATCTGCAATAGTGTCAATCGAAGGCAAACTTCCTGCACCTGGCACAACTGTTGGTGCAGATGGCAATCTTGCTTCTTGAACAAACTCTTGAGGACCTCTCATCCTTTGAACATCTCTTGCACTCTCAATTAAACCTGCTGTGTTAAAACCTAAACCAAATGGATCGTCTAATGCTAAACCTAAACCAAAGTCTAATTGTGTAGGAGTAACTCTTGATCCTTGAGCAGTCTGTGTCACTGGAGCAACTCCTGCATCTGGTCTTAATCTGTCAAGTTGTTCCCTTACCAAAGAACCAGTGCCTACTCCAAATGACGGCAATGCACTTGTGAGTGTCTGTGCAGTTCCTGTGCCACCACCTTGTGTGGTTTGACGAAAGTCTGCTGGTGACATAAATCCTTCAGGATCTAAACCTCTTTGCTGTAATAAGTTTGCTGTAAACTGTGGATCAAATCTTAAATTAGATCCAGCTCCTACATTCCGAATATTTGTTCGGGGTCGTGTGTCAACAACTGGCGTAGATATGGGTGTATCCATGAAAGTTTGAGAGTCTTCTATGTTTTGTTGTCGTTCCTGATCTGTCACAGTTGGTGTGGTCACAACATTAAAATCAAAATCTGCAACAGGATCATCTCCAACAATCGACTGCTGATTATCGTCACTGCTACCAGGATCTTCTTCCGAACCAACATCATCTATTGATGTATCACCACTACCACCAAAAGGATCAGAAGGATTATCAAAACCACCAAAATCACTAAAATCATCAACACCCCCACCAAAAAAGAAGTTTTGCACTGGCTTTGCAGGTGGCAACATCGGCATAGCCGTCATCTGTGACATCTGTGGTTGAAATATGTTGACGTTATCTGTCATAGGGGAGACAGGAGTCATGGAGGATTGCATTACTCCTGTCTGTATCGGAGTCATAGCTCCATTTTTCGGCAAAGTTTCTAAAAATTTGTTGAAATTGCCTCTGCTTTCAGCCGATGTCTCCAATTTCACCTGTGGTGGTTGACCTGGTGATGGTGGGGTCGGCATAAATCCTCCTAGAGGTCCGTTTGCCATGTGTCTCTCCACAAAAAACTAGTTTCTGTAGAGATAGTATATCAATTATTTATTTTTGACAACAGGAAGCCCATCTCTTTCTCACTTTGAGCTATAATCTTAGCTGGTACAGGCTCTAAACTTGTCGTAACGGATGTCAAAACGTCTTTCATGGACTTTCGTAGCCTAGAAATTCTATCCATGTCGTACTTTGTTAGTGGTTCTTTGTGTTTTTTTACATTTTCATGCACTTTTTCTGCTTCGCCACCTCCATTTTGCAAATGTTGTAGTGCCATATGCACAGATACGGGCATTCTTTGTGTGCCATACTCGTAGTGACACCACGTTCTTAGACTTAATCCTAATTTTTTGGATAACTTTGCCTGACTCAGGTTCAAAGCTTTACGAAAATCGTAAACTTCCTTCTTTGTCAGGTCTGCATACCCATAATCAGTTCGTTTCATTGGCTTTCCTTTCGTTCATGTTAACCAAAACTTTGTTTTTTATCATGTCTGCAAGCAATTCGTCTTTGTTACTGTAACGATATGCTAAACCATTCCAGTCACAACAGGCATTGGCTATGCGTTTTAGCATTGCAGGAGTTTCCATACCCTTGCACACCAACACAGATGCTATCTCTTGCAGTAAATGATCGGTACTTTTGACCTTGAACTCCCTCGTTGTAGAGAGTCGTAACCTATATGTTGTCATTTTTACCTCATTTCATACTAAATATAGTATTGATTGCACAAAAGTGCAAGATTTTTTTGTGAAAAATTTTTTTGGGGTCGTGTTTCAAAAACAAGGGGGTCGTTTGAGGTGAAGTTGGTGTAAAGATTTTTTTGCAGAAATATATATTTTTTGGTGTGGACTATGGTATAGTCCCCCGATTTTATATAATAAAATCAATAACTTAGACAAAAAAAATATCCTAGCAATTAACTAGGATATTTTAGATTTTTTTATTTTAGAATTATCTAAATGAAGCAATTCTTTCATTTAGATCTGCAAGAGTTTGACTATCCAAACCTGCAATTAATTCACTTGAACCACGTTCTTCATTGTTAGAAATAAATTCAATATTGTTAGATGGTCTCTGAATATTTGCAGATGTTAGAACTTCATAACCATTATTAGAATAAGCATTTGATGTACCATATCTAACACCATATTCCTGCTGATTATGTGTTACTATAAATGGCTCATATCTTTCTTCAGCTCTAATCTCACTTATTGTTCTTCTTACTGATTGAGCATTATTGATATTACAATGTTCCATAATTTCTTGTACTGAACGACCACCTGCTACTCTACAGAAAGACCATAAACGTGATTTAACAGTATTAGAGCTTCTACCTATATATGATGGGCTTGTAAGCTCTTCTTGTACTGTATGGGCTTTAAATCGAGTTTGTAGGCTATGATTAACCATATTCTGTAAAAAGTTAACACAAGTGAATATTTTATTGGTTTCTAATGTTCCACCATGTGAACGAAATTCTACAGTCTTTTTTGTGTTATAGTGTTGTAGATTTACAGCACTATATTTTCTTGTACCATTTGTATGATTTTGAACACGTTCTAAATCATGTTGTGTTACTCTTGCATTTAGAATTTGAGTAACACTTGCAGGTTTCCTAGACCAATAACCATTTGGTCTATTAGCTGCTCTACAGAAACCACCATCATCACGTCTTGATTTAGCAAAACATGAATGAAAGAAATCTATATGCTTTGATACTCTGTATAAAATATCTTTCATTACTTCTAATGGTATTCTTGAAGAAGTATTAGTATCAAATAATTGGTTAAGTTTATTTTGATCTAATAAGTAATTTCTATCAGCTTGTCTCATCTCTGTAGAACGTCTTGAAAATTCTTCATTTGTTAAACCTGCTTTAATTGGCATAGTAGACAAGTGAATATGTGTAGAACATTTAACATTAACCCTACCACCTTGTGATTGAATTTGATTATAAACTCTATCCATATAATCTCTTGTAAATTGACAATCAGCTAAAACGGGAAGATCTGCTTCTGTGCCTACACTAGGATCAGATTTATAAGATAATCCATTAATGAGATTTGATCTAGTGTTATAAGCATTCATTTGATTAGGTGATACACCTACACATTCAGGTTCTAGACCAACGGCTATTGTTTTATTTGTAAATAAATTCTGCATTGTTTTACCTTTCCATAAAATTTAACTTTGCAATATATAGTATATATATAATCTTTTTATGTAATCATTACAATACCTAAATGCGAATAATTGTAACTTTTTTTTATAGCTGCGATTAAGTTATTGATTTTATTAGATTTTTTTTTAATTTTTGAAAAAAAATTTTTTTTTCACCCACCCTATATTTATAACGAAGGTGACTCAAACCAAAGATTTCAGTCCAGCGTCATGCCCGATCCGATACCAATCCGAACAATTGTTCGACCCGACACCAGAAAAAACCCAGCCTCCGAAGAAGCTGGGCTTTTGCCTAGGAGACAACTATCTCCACTGCTTACCTCCGACCATTTTTGGCTGGACAGTGAATTTCTCACTTTGACGGAAGCTTTTGATGATGGCTTGATCTATGTGTGCATCAATATCATCATGGTAGAACTCGTCCCAAAAGCCTTTCAATCCATCACGAATCCCTTTGACGTAATATGGACTCGGTGTATGAAACCCTGAGTAATTCATCTTGTAAGCAAAACCTTTGTAGTCTGTGCTATACTGACATCCAATATAACCTTCTACATCAATCTTCCTATACAATGATGGGAATCCCTCGAAACGATCAAGTGCCTTCTCACAATCAGGTGTGATCTCCCATATTACACAAGGTACGTCATGGATATGATCTGTAACTGGCACGATGTCTGCTACATTGTTGAACTTTAATTTGTAGTTAACAATGTGACCTGCACCAATTGGTTTAGCTTTGGGACATCTTCGTGCCATAGCTTGCTTGTTTGTGTTTGCTCCGTAAGCAAAATAAATCTTTTTCTGCATTAATATCTCCTTTGGCTGAAATTGATTTAATATATATATAGTATTGATTACTACATTAGTCAACATCTTTTTTAATTTTTTTTTATTTTTTTTACAGCCTGAATCGGGCTTCAGGAGTACGAACAATTGTTCGGAAACAGCCAGTAAAAAAGGCTGGGAGAACCCAGCCTGTTTTTGGAGAAACCTATTGATCCCAAGATGATGTGTATACTGCCATTGATTCCCAAATTTCTATAAAGGCATTGATGAATTTCTTTTGGCTTTCATCTAACCCTTCTTGCCAAAGTAACTCGTTGGCACTCATGCTGGGTAAATTGTTCGCTTTAGTCCAGTCGTTCCATATTGTTACCAGTCTATTCATGTTATTAGACATCATCGTTCCTCCTTTTTATGACGTGCATGGTAGAGAACTTAATATCCCATTCTCTATCCTTGTCCACACCAAGGTGTTTATTCATCGTATCGACAACTGCTCTGACGTGATTCTCGTCACCAACATACTTGTCGATCTCATGTGGATCATTGGGATTGGCTTTACCCAACGGATAGTAACCTGACTCATTCTCTATGATCTTTGCTACCCTAAACTTGTTGCCCTCTTCAGGGACATCTGTGAAACAATAATTTGCCATGTTTATCTCCTTTGGCTGTTTAATATATTTATATAGTAATCATTACTACACAGGAAGTCAACACCTTTTTTTATTTTTTTATTCACCATACCCATCAGGTGGGCATTCCTCACAGTAAACCTTATCCTTGTAAAAAAATGCTCTCTCTGCACAAGTCATATCTCCACAGTCAAAACATTTTTTATTATAAACATAACATTGGTTACATTCATTTGGTATCTCGTCATCTCCAAGCATCGAGCTATAAACATGACCACAATCTGTACAGGTGAATCTGCCTTCTGTTTCTTTAATCAACTTTGCCTCCTTGTTGAATACGAACAATTGTTCGGTTACAGGATAAAAAAGAAGCTGGGCTTTCACCCAGCTTCAGCTCCTCCCTTCTTAAAATGGTACGATTATTACAACTGCACAAAGCACTGCCCAGAAAATAATAGTTTGAACTACTGCCAATGCTATTTCCCAACTATCCATTATCGTCTCCTTTTTTTATTTCATAATATTTATTAATTATGTGTTCGGCAAAATGATGAGTGATGCCAGTTTTTTGTTTAATCTCTTCCCAACCAGCATCTACTTGAGTCAATGAAAGAACATATGTTCCAATCTCTTTCATAATTTTATCTTCATAATTAACCATTTATTGCCTCCCATTCTCTCTTTACAAATTTATTAGTAACTTCTTGATTAGGTTTTTCCCACTCAAAACCTTCAAACTCTTTATCTATCCATTTATTTACATTATAAATGGCTTTATCAAAGGTTTTAGACTCTTTTATTATCTTTATAACTTGATCATCAATCATATTTTATCTCCTTTGGCTGATTAACATAACTATATAGTAATCATTACATAATATAAGTCAACAACTTTTTTTTTAATTTTTTTTATTTTTTTTTAATTTAGGTGTTGACATTAATTGTAATCATTGCTATATATATAAAAGTGATGGCAAGACAGTAATGGTTTACAGTATCCCATCACAACAACAGAAGGTCGAAAGTTCGGGGTAGGGGGTTCACAGACCTAAAATAGCAACTCCCCCAGTTAATGTGAGAGCATGAAAAAAGAGTCGAGAATCCTTTCCATCTCGGCTCTTTTTTTTGCCTCCTGTATGAGTCCGAACAATTGTGAGGGTTCACCCGTACCTACTGGAGGCAGAGCCGTCACCAGCACAAAAAAAATCGGGAGCAGGTTTCCCCGATCCCGATTAATACCGAACAATTTGCCCGATCTAGTTTGTACGATAAAGGTAAAAGTCTCCTTGTTCGTTCTCGTTGCCATCATAACCAGACAAGAAGTGACCCCTCCCATCTGTAGCAATTGCTTCTTGTACAAATTTATTAAAGTCTTTGATCAATTTAAATATTGCATCATTTGCAGTCTCGCAACTATCTTGCAACCTCTCGAAAACCTCCCTATCTATTCCAGAGTGAGAAGCCAAAAAGTCGGGATTAAATGCCCAGACTGTTTCCTTGATGTATTCTTTTACCTTATCGTCTGCTTCTTCATCAGTCAAAACCATATACTCCTCATTTCCATAAGTGTAATAATGATCATCTTGATGTGTGATGTTTGCTTTGCCGATTTCGTTAAGATCCATGAACTCAGCAACTGCTTCTACTTTTTCTATATCCATTTTTAATCTCCTTTGGCTGAATATGTATATATAATATAGTAATGATTTCTACCTGTCAACTGTTAATATTAACTTTTATTAATTTTTTTTACAGGACTCGCTGCTGTCAACAGCGGGAATACTTCGAACAATTGTTCGGAGTCAGGGCTGGACGGCGCGCCAGACTCGCCTCTGCGTGAGTACGAACAATTGTGAGTAATGACAGGCTGGAAGGGGAGTTGTGCAGCCCGATTCACCTCCTGACCCGAAGGGTTTACCAGCTCAAACCTAGGCTGGAAGCCAAACAGAAGCCCGATAGTAGCCCGATCAACCCCCGATAACCAGCCCGATTAGCAGCACAACTCCGAACAATTGCTCGTATTACAGCCCGATCACAGCCCGATTACCTGTGCGCCATAGAAATTGTTCGGAGATCCCGTGCCAGACCACAGCAAGTGCAGACCCATATATACCCATATTTAGCTACTTTTGCCTATCTTCTTTGGGTGTATGTGGGTGATGTTAGCTTTTTTCATCCGATCCTGTGCTTTTCGTTGCAGATTCTGGAGTTCAACCAGTATTTCTTCCTTCGTCATGCTATCTACTTTCTCATGTAGCACATGAGCCTTGTTTACAAGCAGTCCAGTAGCCTTTAAGCGAAGTTCTTCAGCCCGAATAGCCTCACCAAACTTTCCTGACTCCCAAGCCTCGTTACGGATCTTCAGGAGATCCCGAACAGACTTATCTATCGTTACCCCAAACCGACTTCGATTCTCCTCCTGCATCTCCTGAAATCGTTCCTGCACGACTTCGTTACGAAGCAACCTAACTGCATCTACTGACGGATTACTGTATCCAGCTTGTCGAGCTGCGTTTGTTTGTGTCATATCCTTGTGCATGAAGTTATCCAGAAAATCCTGTTGTTTCTGGGTTAATCTTTTCAGCCCTTTTGATCTTTGTTCTTGTGGTAAATTTTCGCCTACTTTTGGCATTAGCTTTTACTCCTTGTCGTTACGTTATTAGGGTAGGGGGAGAGGGGTTACTTACCCTCCCCCTATACCCCCTATAGGGGGGGAAGTTCGGTAAGTTGGTAAGTTTCAATAAAATCAATGACTTACAGGGCATAAAATACTTACCAAGCCCTTTGGTAACCAATGTAAGTAACATCATTTTATCCAGTAAAATCAACAACTTACAACTTACCCTCTAATCTACTTACCGAGTAAGTTGGTATGTTGGTAAGTAACTCGTCATAAATCCGAACAATTTTTCGGTCTGGGGTACATCTATACCAGTTGCCCATTTGTGTTTGTTTATATCCCAAAGCCCATAGTGCTTTTATGAAGGCATATTCACACTTAAAACAATGTTCCTTCGAACAATTTTGGTAATGAAGCATACTAATATCCATTTTCTGTGCCAGTCCAAAGTGAACAAAGCAACTCATACATATACTTTTTTCCATTAATGGAAATGCCATACCCCGAACAATTTCTTCGTTGCAGTTGCAACAGTTCTTTGCTTTAGCTTTCATTTACAACCTCCCTTTTTATTTCTGTAAATAAAGGTGCATCTGAACCTAGCCTTGTTTCAGCTATATCCACATACTTGTGATTAAGTTCGATAATGGTAGCATCTCTGCCATGTCGATCAGCCACTAGTGCAGTCGTACCTGACCCACCGAATGGATCAAGCACCCGACCAGCAGATGTTTTGCTTCCTGAACACGAACAATTTTTCGTAAATCCCCTGTCCTCCTGTACCAGTGACTTCATATCTTTGCTATTCATACGACTGGTTTTATCTCTTTTTGGTATAACACCGACCATATTGTCTCTAGTTTCCCGTTCAGGTACTTCGACTGTAACCATTTCCCGTTCATATGGAGTCCCACACTCCGAACAAATCTTCGGAGGACAACCAGCCAGTATAGCTGGTTCTATCAAACTGGTTGGAAATACTGCAAAATGTGCTTCGTTGTAGGGCTTGACTGGCACAGTCCATACACTTCGTTTGTTTCTTTTAAAATCAGTAGGCATATAATCTTTCCTGTCTCTCGTTAAATCAGGTCTGACTTCATCATAACTACCCTCTACATTTTTGCCTTTATTGTTTGTAATCTTACGATTAAGAAAATCTTTAACATTATCTTCTGAACAATCTTCTTTAATAGCCTCACTATCGTAATAATATTGCTCTGACTTTGATAACAAAAATATATATTCATGTGCCTTCGTGCATCTATCCTTCACACTTTCAGGCATAGGATTAGGTTTGTGCCATATAATATCCTGCCTGAGATACCATCCATCCTCCTGAAGTGCCAGTGCTACCCTCCAAGGTATACCTACAAGGTCTTTAGGCTTTATACTGCCCGATACGGGAGGTCTAGTGACCCCGTAATCCTTATCTCCTCTAACAGATTGATTAGTTGTTGATGTCCTGCCACCACTTGAATAGCTATCTCCCAAGTTCAACCAAAGAGTTCCATCATCACGAAGCACCCGTTTGACCTCCTGAAAAGTACGAACAATTTTACGGACATACTCTTCAGGACTGGCTTCCATACCAATCTGATTATCCTCCCTGACTGCACCACAATCCTTGCAAACGTCACGATATTGCACAGTCAACGTCTCTTTTGTACCAAACTCCCGATCAGCATCATTACGGGATTTACCAGCAATATGCGAACAATTTGGATCTCCTCCGATCCATTTGCCAGTTCCATAATCTCGTAAACCCCAGTAAGGTGGTGATGTAATAACTGTATGAAAAAAATTGTTCGGTAATTCTTTCAACTTTTCTCTACAATCTCCGATCTTAATATCAATCATTTTCTTCCTTTTTCTGATGGTGAACGAGTACAAATGCCTCACACTTTGGGCAGGATAAATTGGTGACTATTTCATAAACTTCGTCACCATAATCCTCACCATTGTGATCACCACCCCAAATTAATTCATGTCCACAAGCCCAACAATTCATCACGACCTCAATGTACACTTAGGTTCAATAAAAATCTTCTCAGGTACACCACCAAACTCTTGACGTATTCTAATCCTTAGAAGCTCCATAGAGTATAGCAAATCGTCTTGACAATCTTCTATACTCTGATATTTGACTTGGCTCTCATGCCACATACAACGAGTTAATCCATCACTATTTTCTGTGGCTGAGATCCAAATAACACATATGTAAACGATCATCTTCGACATAGCTTAACGACCTTTACATATACCTTTTCAAACAAAGACAACTCCCTTGTGGGAGTTGCATTGTTGATATGATTTATGAGATTTCTCATAAAGATTTTATTAAACTGCGATTTGTTCTTCATCGTCTCTGTGGCAGGGATTCCATCTTTGTTGGATCTCCCTACTCTTCTCTTCACTAACACCATAAGACGATAAAGCTCTCGACATGACACGATCTGCCGTATCTGTCCAAACTTTTGCATTAAGCATTGCCCAAATCCATGCACCAATTTCTCTCTCCTTTACAGTATTATTGTAAGTTTGATCATCTCCAAGTATATGTCCAATCTCATGCAAAGCAGAAACATAATATCCCGTGTTTTTAGTTGGTCTAATATGAATATGCTTTCTACTAGGATTAGCATAATACCTTGGAATCTCATCATCAAGTGATTGATAGGTTACAGTAATATTATGCACTGCACACAACTCTTGTATGTGCAATGCCATATCAATTCTTTTAACCAATGGTCTCATTGTCTCCTCTCCCTTTCTTTTCTTTCTTCTTCTATACATTCATCACAAACTTCACGACCCTCAGGGGGTTCGTCACACCAAAAGGTTTGTAAGCAATCACAACACTCATACTCCCCCATATTCTTGCTCCTCACGTTTAATTTCATCACGAACAAATTCTTCCCAATGCTCGCCATGATTTTGTTTAATCTTAACGATAGCTTGCTCATTCGTCATGCCATCAACATTAAGATAAGAGTAAAAATCTTCCATCACTCCTATCATCTGATCTTTATATCTGCTCATCTACTTGCTCTCCTTGTTAAGAACATTCAATTTACTTGCTATCTTATCAAGAGTCTGTTGACCACTCGTACTCATTCTGTCGTATTCCCAATACAAATCGTCAATTAACTCATTTACTTTTTTTAAATCTTTTTTTGTAAAGATCTCTACTTTAACTATACTCATCTACTTGCTCCTTTTAAATGATAGTTTTTGATATTGTTACATTGTATTGATTGCATAGTCAACTGCTTTTTTGCAAATTATAATCTTTAATCTTTTGACCATGCTCTTTGCTACCTGCTTCACATTGATCTATCCAAATCCTTTTGGTTATATTGCCATGCTTATCACGATAACGTCTCCAATGCCCACGTCTCATATGCCACTTCTTCGGAGTGCCTTGACCTGTAAATATCTTTTCATAGACAGTTTTACCCCTAGGTTTAGGCAATTCTATATTTAAAAGGCTATATTCATTCGTGGGGACACTTCTTCCAAACCTAACGTGCTTTATCTTATGATCAGCAGGTTTCTGTGTCTCCTTGACGATTAAATCGTAATTAAGGATAGAAAGCACACTGATGATAAACCTAACGTCACCACCTTGGATTAACTGCAAATGAGTTTTAGACATTTCTGCCATTTCATCATTATCCCAACCTTGCAAAAACTTTTGCTTTGGAATAAGCCAGTGCATGGCTCTACTTTGCACAGTAGTAAACCTTGAATAAATATCGAGCATCAATCTATATTCTTCACGATTATCATCTAATGGCTTTGCTCTAAACAACTTATCACTGTCGTTAAAATGTGCCAAAGAATATGGATGTCCAATGATCTTGACACTTTGATGTGCAGTCTCTTTTATAAAGACTTCTGAATCCATCATAAGACTTCGAGTGTCGGTAGGCAATTCTCTTGATGACTGCTCTTTTAAAACATAATTAGAAAAGGCAATATTCATATCCCATTCTTCTTCGTTACGAACAACGGAAGACAATGGAGAACAAAACCACTTACCATCAATCATGCACCACATATCATACATATACCAACTATCCCCACTTGGATGTTCATACTCATATATGTGATAACCGATACGATCTAAATAATCTTTTGGCTCTTCAATCTTGCCCACATATTGTGGCAAATATTTATGATAAAGATTTTTCAAAAGATGAACACGATAATGCTCATCCCACTCAATAAACATATTTTTAAATGGTGGTATTGCAGTTTTAATCATCTCAAGCAATACATGAGGTTTGGACATAGATGCCTCTCCTGCATGATCTATAAGCTTGTTAGAGACCTTAAACTTCTGTGCATTAACAAGCATAGACTGAGTTTCTCTAGCCTTACCCTCTGCAATAGATCCACCCTTATAATGTGCAATGGCTCTTTTAGGCTGACCCAAAGCACCAATGATTTCACTTGCCATCAATGGTTTATCATTTACTTCCATTTTGAGTTCACTCCGTTTGTAATTAAGATTGCATCCCCTCTAATAACGTCTGTCATGCCATAACTAGCAACATAATGATCAGTAGCTTCTTTATTAACTTCCTTAAATTTAAGCTTACCCTCTTCATCAATAAGTAAGACATCTCCGTTAGCTAAACGTACACGTTCAACCCAACCACCAACAAACTCTTGAGCCTCTATTAAAGGAATATTTTCTTTAAAACTGACAACTCTTAAAATAGGCAACCTAATTGACTTGCCAAATCTCTTTCTAAACTCATCATCATTATTTAAATATTTCATCTGCATTTGTTGTGCTTCAAGTGCATCAATTGGTCTGCTCAATCTATAAATTGACACAGGTTCATCTGCATCTAATTGCAAATAATTTCTTGCCCATTTTTCACTAGTAGTTACATGAACAATCTTAATTCTTTTATTGCTGACAACAATATGTGTGTATTCTTTTTTCATAACACCCCCCATTAAATGTCAAGATAGTGACGTTGCTTGATCAAAGTTCTT